CCTTGAAAATTCTCCGGGGGTCAGAATCCTGTCAAAATGGATTTTAGGTTAACGGCTTTACGCTCTCTCTATAAGAGATCTTGGTCTTCTTTTGTCGCACATAGAAGGACCCTCTTTCAGTTAAAGACTCCTTTCAGGGTCATTAAAACATACCTAGATCTCTTATAGAGAGTACGTAAAGTATTCGAAACCTTGGCAAAAGATATTAGAAAGGAGACGAAAGTATATGGGAAGAAGAGCGGCGACAGCTACTTCCGAAAAGAAGCACTCAAGGGTTCCTATGACTCCTGAAGACAGGGAACAGTACTTGATCAACCTTTCGCTCGATGCTGCTGAAAAGCAGTTGCGTGAAGGTACAGCCTCATCACAGGTTATTACGCATTTCTTAAAACTGGAGAAGATCAAAGAGGAGACAAAGCAGACCCGTGCCAAAATCGACTCGCTGGAAGCTTCTGCTAAGAGTGAAGAGAGGTACGCTGCAGCAATTGAAGCAATGCGTAGATACCAGGGTATCGAGGATGAGTAGCTCAAGTCCTATGCCACGATCATATTTGGAAATGATTAAGTATCCTACTTATGAAGAACGACTGCAATATTTAATGCTGGCTGGTTCAGTTGGGTACGAAACGTTTGGATATGATCGATGGGTTAATCAGGCATTATATTCATCAAGCGAGTGGAAAGAGTTTCGGCATAGAGTAATTGTCAGAGATGGCGGTTGCGATTTAGGTGTTGAAGGATACGAGATACAAAGACGACCGTTGATACATCACATAAATCCAATTACCAAAGAGATGATTCTCAGCAGAGATCCTATGATATTCGATATGAACAACGTTGTGACGACAACCCATCTAACACACAATGCCATTCACTACGGTCATAATGCAGTTATACGTAGTGGTCCCGTTATAAGGAGACCAAATGATACATGCCCTTGGAAACATTGAGGAGGAATTCAATGGAAGAGAGCATTCTTAAAACGATCAAACAACTTATTGGATGTCCTGACGACTTCGAGCAGTTTGACTTGGATTTAATGATCCACATCAACTCGGCATTTGCAACTCTTACTCATTTAGGAGTTGGCCCAAAAGAAGGATACCGGATTACTGGACCTGACAATGTCTGGAGTGAATTCGAAACGGATGACCAGAAATTAAGTTTGATAAAAGATTATGTGTACATTAAAACTCGTCTGTTATTCGATCCACCAACAACTGGTTCGTTAATGGATAGTTTGAAAGAGCAACTCAAGGAAATGGAATGGCGATTGTATATACTGTACTATCCTATTTCAGAAGATGACGAGAAAGGAGAGAACGACAATGACTAATTACTCAGCGAATGACGTCAGAGATTTCTTAGTCGACAATCGAGAACTCTTAAACGATCATCTGGAACACTATGGAATGCCAAGACGATCCGGAAGATACAAATGGGGATCTGGGAAGGATCCATATCAAAGTCTTAGATCATCGGCTAAAGCTGGTGAGAAGTTTATAAAAAGTTTTTCTAAAAAGAGCAGAGTTGAAAAACAAAATGATAAACGAAGAGAAAGAACAAAAGCAGTCCAGCTTGATAAAAAGAAACAAAAATCTAAATACAGAAATGAAAAAGAATATGTAAAAACTTTATCTGATGAAGAGCTCAGACGAATAAATGCTAGAGATAGTATGGAAGCTACATATCTTAAAAATCATCCGCAAAAGCAGCCATTGCCAAAGAAATTGGTTGATAAGGCTGTAAAGGATATTATTGTCCCATCAGTTACGGAAGTCGTTAAAGAGCAAGGAAAAGCTTATATCAAAGGTAAACTTAATGCTGCTGCTCAGAAGATGGTTAATGAAGCTATTAAAGCAGAAACAAAGAGCGTGAAAAAGAAAAAGAAGTAGGTGATGTGAATGCTAAGCAATACGGCAACGCCTAGGTACTACGGGGAGTTCCGAGATAAAGTTCTTAATGGCGAGATTCCTGTTAACAGGGAGATCTCTATGGAGATGAACCGTATTGATTGGCTAATCGCTAACCCCGGTGTATACTACGACGACGAAGCTGTAGAAGGTTGGATTGCTTTCTGTGAAGATGAAATGGTATTAACAGATGGATCAGACTTAGAGCTGTTAGATACATTCAAACTTTGGGGAGAGCAATTATTTGGTTGGTTCTATTACGTTGAAAAATCCGTGTATGAACCAAATGCTTCTGGGCGAGGTGGACATTTTGTAAGGAAATCTGTCAAGAAGCGACTTATCAACAAACAGTATCTTATTATTTCTCGAAGTAATGCAAAATCTTTATATGAAAGTTTAGTACAAGCATATTTTCTGACAGTCGATACAACAACGACACATCAGATTACGACGGCCCCAACAATGAAACAGGCTGAAGAGGTTACAAGCGCAATTAGTACTGCTATAGCCAGAGCTAAAGGACCGTTGTTCCAGTTTTTAACTGAAGGTTCTATACAGAACACCACCGGTTCCAAAGCGAATCGTGTAAAGCTTGCATCAACCAAAAAGGGCATACAGAATTTTCTTACAAATTCGTTACTAGAGATAAGACCACTGAGCATTAACAAACTTCAGGGATTACGAGTAAAAGTAGCAACGGTTGACGAATGGCTCTCTGGTGAATTGAGAGAAGATCCAATTGGTGCGATCGAGCAAGGTGCAGCCAAAATAGATGGATATGTAATCTTAGCAGTAAGTTCGGAAGGTACCGTCCGTAATGGATGTGGAGATGCCATTAAAATGGAGTTAATGGATATTCTCAAAGGTGAATACCAGAACTGGCATACTAGTATTTGGTATTACAGGCTTGATAGCATAGAGGAAGTAGGAGACCCAGACATGTGGCCTAAGGCTAATCCTAACCTACCGATTACAGTCAGCTATGAAACAATTCAGCTAGATGTCGAACGAGCTGAGAAAGCACCAGCTACAAGAAACGATATTCTTGCAAAACGTTTCGGAATTCCTATGGAGGGATATACATATTATTTCTCTTATGAAGAAACACTCCCACACAGACCTAGAAGCTTTTGGAAAATGCCATGCTCGATGGGAGCAGACCTTTCACAAGGTGATGACTTCTGTGCTTTTACATTCTTGTTCCCACTGCGAAACGGAATGTTCGGAGTGAAGGTTAGAAGTTATATAACTACACTTACCTTGAGTAAGTTGAATCTAGCAATGAGACAAAAGTATCAGGAGTTTATTGACGAAGGTACTCTTATTGTTATGGAAGGAAGCATCATCGATGTGCAAGAGGTATATGAGGATCTTGATAAGTTCATAATAGACGCTCGGTATGACGTTTGTTCATTAGGATACGATCCATATAATGCTAAAGAGTTTATTGAAAGATGGGCTCAGGAGAATGGGTCATTTGGAATTGAAAAAGTTCCACAGGGCGTTAGAACCGAAACAGTTCCTCTTGGAGAAATTAAGAAATTGTCAGAAAAGAGAATGTTGATATTCGACGAGTCTTTGATGAGTTTCTGTATGGGGCATTGTATAACATTGGAAGATACAAACGGAAATAGGAAGCTGTACAAGAAGCGCTACGAAGACAAAATCGATAACGTCTCAGCATTGATGGACGCATTTGTTGCTTACAAAGTTAATAAAGATGCGTTTGAATAGGAGTAATGGTTATGTATGTAAAAGTATGACGATGGCACAATATCGTTAGTTCATTCAGACTTATGCGGTGATCATCTGGAACATTATGGACTGCCCAGACGGTCTGGCCGTTACAAGTATGGATCAGGAAAAGATCCGTATCAGCATTCTGGAAGAAGAGCGTCATATCTGGAGTCAAAATCAGATCGGCTTGCATCTAAAATGAAGAAACAAACTTCTCAGAAGACAAAGTCGCGTATATCAAAATACGAACGAAAAGCTTCAGAAGCTATGGCTAAAAGAGTCAAGTTCAAAGAAAAGGAAGAGGCAAAACGCGTTAAGCGTGACCATGCTCTTACAGATATTGGATATACCGGAAATCTTCAAAAAGCAGAACGTGCTAGGAAGAAAGCAAACCGTTATGGAAAGAAAGCTGCTAAGTACACCAGGAAGGCCGAATCTATTAAACGGCGAACAGAAAAAACAACCGAAAAGAAGAAAGCAGTAGATACCGAGTTAGCTTCTATCCGTGGTGCAAAATACGTTCAAAAACTTAGAAAGAAACAGAAAGGATGGTAATATGAGTAATTCCGTATATTACAAAGCCACTGACGAAGATGGAAATACTGTCATCAGACATGGCTGGAAAAAGCACAAATACTTATACATTAAAAATGGTAAGTATGTCTACCCAGAAGACGTTAAAAAATCGTCTGTTCCATACGAAGGACCAACATCAGCAATGCAGGCACAGAAAGCTCAGCATGAGAAGGATTTCCAAAAACGTGTCAGAGCAATGAATGCTCACACCATTGCTAAGAAGAATGCCGACATGGTAAAGAAGAAACAGGACCGACAGATGAAGCAAATTGCAGCTAACGTTAAGAAACAGAACGCTCCTTCGACAAAAGTTAAGAAGGCAGCAAACTTTGCTAAAAAGGTAGCGACCAGAGATGCGGTTGCAAAGACGGTAGCAGCAAGATATCTTCTGGATAAAGCTTCAAAATCGCCAACAGCTAACGCTGCAAAGGCAAAAGCAAGATCAGTAGTTTCAAAAGGAGAGTATAAGCTTGAAAGAGCTGGACAGAAACTTGCTAACGATGTTAAGAAAACTGGTGTGTATAAGAAAGCAACATCAACTGCTAGGGATCGTGCAATTACTTCTGCAGAAGTTCGTAACAAGGCAAATTCCATTAGATCGAAGGCAGAGTATAAGC